TGGCAGAAATGTGTAAGCTGTGGTGGCCCAGCGCAGAGTGACATGTGTGGCTTTTGTTTAGAAGAGGAGTAGTACCATGAGCATGGTTGGAACAATAGAAGATATGAGATGGGAGATCAAACAACTAAAGAAAGAAAATGATTTACTGTCAAAGCAGTTAAGAAAGAAAGACAAAGAGTTATCAGACCTAAAGAATAACATACGAGAGTTTGATGATGATGAACGGAAGAGAGCAATGGAAAGGTACAAAGCTAATGGAGTTAGCACTGATTAGAACTTTGATGGACAAGGACTTTTATGAAGACCATAAAGGTATCCGTACCCCTGATAAGTTATTCACTAAAGATGTACGAAAGATCAAGCGTACCTTAGACTACGCTATGGAGCAGTACGAAAAGAGTGTTAGTCCATCTGAACTTGAGGCGCTCTTCTTTGCACGTAACGTTCTTACTACATCCAACAAAGATATGTACAAGGATCTCTTCAAGAAAATACACAGCGAGAAACCTATGGCTCGTGACATTGCACAGGAAGTGCTGTCTAAGTTATTCCAGCAGGTAGTAGGTGAAGAGGTAGCTAAGCTAGGCTTTGATTATGTGAACGGTACAGAGAGTACGCTGGAACCTATGCGTAAGATATTGTCTGACTACCAGGATGACTTCATGCCTAACTTAAAGGTTGACTGGGGTGACATCTCTATTGATAACTTACTTCAAGCTAACGACATCCAGTCTAAGTGGAAGTTTAACATCCCGTCACTCAAGCAGCGTGTCGAGGGTATAAGTGGTGGTCACTTAGTTATTGTAGGCGCACGTCCTAACACAGGTAAGACAAGCTTCCATGCCTCTCTTATTGCATCTGAGGGTGGCTTCGCTAGGCAGGGTGCTAAGTGTATCGTGTTGTGTAACGAAGAAAGTTATGAGCGTGTAGGTGCTAGGTATCTCAGTGCAGCTACAGACATGTCAATGGAAGAAGTGAAAGGTAACTATGCGTTAGCGTCCAATAGATACAAACCTGTACACGATAACATCAAGATCTATGACAGCACAGGTAAAGACATGAACTGGGTTGAGGCTCTTACAAAAGCTTACCAGCCTGACATCTTAGTGCTGGATATGGGTGACAAGTTTGCAACACGTAACTCAGATAAAGCTGACGTGTACTTGAAAGATGCAGCTATCCATGCTAGGAATATATCTAAGCAGTATGGTTGTGCTATCATATGGATGTCACAGTTAAGCGCTGTAGCTGAGGGTAAGGTGTTCGTGGATCAATCAATGATGGAAGGTAGTAAGACAGGTAAAGCAGCAGAGGCTGACCTAATGGTGTTGATCTCTAAGAACCCTCAACAGATAGAAGGACAAGACGAGCAAGACAATGTACGTCACTTGAACATAGCTAAGAATAAGCTACGTGGTGGGTGGCACGGTAAAGTAACGTGTACCTTAGACGGTGAACGTTCTAGATATGGAGCATAGATGAGAAGAGTATTAGACGTAGAGAACAGTATAACATTACGTAACGGTAAGATCTTTAACGATCCGTTTGAACCTACCAATACCCTCACGGAAGTAGGTGTACTGTGCTTAGAGACAGGCGATAAGAATCTGCTTTGCTTTGATCACTCAGAGCGTAACGACACTATGAAAAATAAATACCAACTACAGAGATGGTTAGACTCTACAACCCTACTTATAGGTCACAACTTACAATACGACTTATCGTGGTTGTGGGCTACAGGTTTCAAGTATGACGGTGACATCTACGATACCATGCTGGCTGAGTATATCTTGCAGCGTGGACAGAAGGAAGCGCTGAGCTTAGAGCAGTGTGCATTGCGTAGAGAGTTACAGTACCAGAAGGATGATACCTTAAAGAAGTACTACAAGAAAGGATACAACACTAATGAGATACCTTTGGCTGAGCTTAGCCACTATCTTGATCTTGACTTACGGACTACTGGCGAGTTGTACAAAGCCGCAGAAGCAGACTTCAATGATCCTTCCAGCACGTCCTTACATAAAATCAGAGACATTACCTTCCGCACCTGTAAAACCCTCGCTCGAATGTACATGTCAGGCATCAGGGTGGATCAAAGCGCCCTCGAACATGTCCGAACTGAGTTCGAGCAAGAGAAGTCTACCATCGAAGAGCGTCTGTATGGACAAGTGCGAACACTCATGGGAGCAACGCCCATAAACCTTAACTCACCAGAGCAACTATCCCAGGTTATCTTTAGCCGTAGAATAAATAACAAGAGAGAATGGTCTGACTTGTTTGACTACGCTAAGACACCGCAAGACCACAAGGATATTGTAGAAGCTAACAGCAAGCAGATGCTCAAGACTGTAGCACTACACTGCCCTGACTGTAACGGTACAGGTAAGACGTACAAGATCAAGAAGGATGGCACAAAGTACAAGAAGCCTAACGACTGTACGTCTTGTGGTGGTAAGGGTTACAGACTTAAAGAGACTAACGAGTTAGCTGGCTTAGGGTTCAACGCCCCACCAGCACGTAAATGGATTAGCTATAATGGCTTCGCTACAGGAAAGGATAAATTAGATGCGCTCATTGCCACCGCTAATAACAACGGTATGGAAACTGCCAAGCGATTCCTTGAGGATGTTAAAAGGCTTTCTGCTGTTAGTAGTTATCTCTCTAGTTTTGTGGATGGTATTTCCACCTACACTAAGCACGATGGATTCCTACACGTTAACCTTACCCAGCACATCACTGCCACAGGGCGGTTTAGTGGACGCAACCCCAACATGCAAAACATGCCTCGTGGTGGAACGTTCCCAGTAAAGCGTGTATTCATATCACGCTGGGAAGGTGGACACATTATGGAAGCTGACTTTGCTCAGCTTGAGTTCCGTGTGGCTGCGTTCCTATCGCAAGACAAGGTAGCTATGGAAGAGATTAACACAGGGTTTGACGTACACGCCTACACTGCTAAGGTTATCTCTGATGCAGGGCAACCTACAGGTAGACAGGAAGCTAAGTCACACACCTTTGCTCCACTCTTCGGCGCTACAGGGTATGGACGTAGTAAGGCAGAGGCTGCATACTATGAGCACTTCAATGAGAAGTACAAAGGTATCGCAGCGTGGCACAAGAAGCTAGGTAATGAAGCTATCAGGTTAAACAAGATCACTAACGTCAGTGGCAGACAGTATGCTTTCCCTGAGGTTACACGTAGGGACAACGGTACACCGTCACACTTTACAATGATCAAGAACTACCCAGTGCAGGGCTTCGCTACAGGTGATGTAGTACCGCTTGTGCTTATTGAACTTGAAGCTAGACTTGAGAAGTTACAATCATGTGTAGTAAACAGTGTACACGATTCTATTGTTGTTGATGTACACCCAAATGAAAAGGAGTATGTACTTGCTACTATCGACACATTAAACATGGACTTAGACAGATTGATTGAAGAAGCCTACGATATAAAGATGAACGTGCCTCTACTTTTAGAGGCCAAGATAGGCCCGAATTGGCTTGACACGAAGGACGTTTAGTGGTATAACTTAGGCTCTTGACTTTTTTGTAATAGCGTTGAAAGGATAACATAATAATGAACGCAAATGTAGTACCTTTGAAAGTAGACAACATGAACTTAGCAGATGCAATGGGGTTCTCTGCAGCCGCAACAGCATCAAGTAAAGCAACAAGTGATCTGTATCGTATCTCGACTGCAGTAATCCAGGAAGTAGAAGGAAAGAAAGTAGTAGACTCACCAGTGTTTAAACTAAGGCAAGGGGATGAAGAGTTCCTTGCACGTAGCTTGGATGTACGCTTCTTTGCTGAGCGTCAGCGCTGGCAGAAGTGGGACAGTAGTAGTAACTCTTTCTTACGTACAGTGATGTCCACTAACTTAAACATGGACTTGAAAGATGTACTTGGTGGGTTTAACTTAGGACGCCCGACAGGTTACATCAAAGACTTCAAAGCTCTACCTGCAGATCAGCAGGATTTGATACGCAGTGTGAGCCGTGTAAAAGTACTGATGGGTATGGCACGAGTTAATGGTGCTTTCATTGAGGGTGGTGATGAAGTGGATACGTTTGACGGTATCGAAGTACCATTCGTGTATGACGTAAAGAACCGTGAGAGTATGCAAGCCATTGATGCTACTATCGCTAAGCTTATTAACAAGCGTCTGTCACCAGTAGAGAACTTGATTACACTTACAGGTTCAGGACGGTCCATGCCTAGCGGAACTAAGTTTGCTGTAGTTGAGTCAGACTTAGGTGAGACTGTAGGTTTCGCTGATGGTGACAACGATGTACTGCAGAACTTCCTATCTTACATTGAGAACAGCAATCAGTATATCTTAAACAAATGGGAAGAGAATAACGTTGAGCGTATCTCTGCTGAAGACAGTGCTATCGTAGGTAGTATCGTTGACGTGCAGGACTTTGAGTAATCTCATGCAACACGTAGCTGAGATAGCAGTACATTCTTTTCTCAGAGATGTTCTGGATGGTAAGGCTTCTATGTCTGAAGAAGTTATCGACAAGGTAGCACAGGACGTTAAGGAAGCTCTTACCAAACAGTTCGTAGCTGATACTGAACCTCGCAAGTTTAAACTCAGGATGTCCAACATTGGGCGTCCTAAGTGTCAGCTTTGGTTTGATAAGAATAATCCTGAAGGTGCTGAGCCTAAGCCAGTATCCTTTAAGATGAACATGGTTATGGGTGACTTAGTAGAGGCTGTATTCAAAGGTCTACTGCGAGCAGCCAAGGTAAACTTTGATGATAACGATAAGGTAACACTGAAGTTAGACGAAGACGGTAAAGAGATTAGCGGTGAGTACGACATGATCATGGACGGTAAAGTTGATGATGTCAAGTCTGCATCACCGTGGTCTTTTGAAAACAAGTTCACAGATTATTACAGTCTGAAACAATCCGACAACTTTGGTTACGTTGAGCAGTTAGTAGGTTACGCTAAGGCAGCAGACAAAGGTGTAGGTGGCTGGTGGGTAATCAACAAAGCTAATGGTGACTTCAAGTATGTCTCTGCTGCAGAGGCTGACGTTGAACAAACTATGGCTGACATCAAGGATACCTATGATTACATCTCACAAGACAAACCTTTTGAGAGGTGCTTTGATGCTGAACCTGAAACGTACAGAGGTAAGGCTAGTGGTAACTGGAAGTTAAGCAAGACGTGCGGCTTCTGTGATCACAAGAAGAAGTGCTGGCCTGAGTTACAGGCTTTACCTTCTAGAGTTTACAAAGGAGCTAAGACTCCACCAACAGTAGAGTACGTATCACTTGGCAGTCAGACATAACAAGGGAAGGTATCGTAGCGGCCTAGAGAAAGAAGTCGCTGCGTACCTCAGAGATAAGCAACACAGGGTCAGGTATGAAGTCCTAAAGATAGAGTGGGAAGATCTACGCTATCGGACTTACACGCCTGACTTTGTTTTAGATAACGGTATTATCATTGAAACTAAAGGTATCTTTGATAGTGAAGATAGAAGGAAACACCTAGCTATAAAAGAACAACACCCTGAGCTAGACATACGCTTTGTGTTTAGTAACTCTAAAGCTAAACTATATAAAGGTGCTAAGTCTAAATACTTTGAGTGGTGCGATAAGTACGGCTTCAAGTGGGCGCATAGAGTCATACCTTATGACTGGCTGAAGGAAGACGGTAAAGCAATACGTACTAAGAAGATACCATTTAAAGGTGAGAAGAAGGACCAGGATTACAAATGAAGTACTACATAAGAGACAACGAAGTAGCTATAGTACTAAAACCTCATGCGTTTGATGAGGATGGAGAATGGACAGGTGAACTAAGTACAGGACTTGTTGTTGGTGACAACTCAGACATGGATTCAGATACACTTTCTTACATCATACATCTAGCTACACTCATGGCAACGTTCTTAGAAGTAGCACAGGATGATGAGGATCTGTATAACATAGTTGAAGAGCGCAGAAATGCACTTATGGGGCTTGACAATCCCGTACAAAACATGTATGAAGAAGTAGAGGGTACGGATGGTAAGGTAGTAAAGCTTACTAAGTACACTAAAACTTTAGGAGAAGCGTAACAATGCACGACTCAGTTAATAAACCAGTCCACTACAATCAGGCTGGTATAGAGTGTATCGAAGCTATACGTGCCATGACAGGTTCTATGGATGGTACAAGTGCTTACATGGCAGGTAATGTATTAAAGTATATGTGGCGTCACGAGTATAAGAACGGGTTAGAAGACTTAGAGAAAGCCAGAGTATATCTGGGTTGGTTGATTGATAACTATAAGGAGAAGCACAAATGAAAAAGTTCAGCGTGACTTTTTTGTTGAAGGTAGATGATGAAGCTAACATATTGTCAACAGTAGAGGATGCACATGTCGAAGACATACATGACTTACTGCACAATACGTTCCACGATATAGATGATATAAAAGTAGATAACTTAGTAGTAAAAGAAAGGTGGTAGTTGTATGATAACCCAAGAAGATATTGATGCGTTCCAAAGATTTAATGATGTTGACTATTTGTTTAACGAGTATCAAGACATGGCTGCATCTACTGCTATCTACAGACAAGAACATCAAGTTATCTACCCTGCGCTGGGCTTAGCTGCAGAGGCAGGTGAGGTAGCTAACAAAGTAAAGAAGATCTTACGTGATAAGAACTTTGATCGTAGCGGTATAGCTGATGAGTTAGGTGACTGCTTATGGTATATCGCAGCGCTGTGCCGTGACTTAAATATAGAGATGTCTGAGGTAGCTAAAGGAAATTTAAAGAAACTAAAAGATCGTCAAGACAGAGGGACACTAAAAGGTAATGGAGACAAACGATAATGGATAACTACCTACCGACTGACTATCAGTCATTCATTCACAAGTCTAGGTACGCTAAGTACTTCGATAACAAAGGACGTGAGTCGTGGAGCGAAACAGTAGAGCGCTACATGAATAACGTTATACGCCCCAAGGCAGGGCACGACAGCTACGTAGATCAGATACGTGACGCTATATTAAACTTAGATGTTATGCCATCTATGCGAGCTATGATGACTGCTGGTCCTGCACTAGCCCGTGATAACACTGCAGGGTATAACTGTAGTTACCTACCCGTAGATGACCCTAAGTCCTTCGATGAGGCTATGTTCATTCTGCTCTGTGGTACTGGTGTTGGCTTCAGTGTTGAGCGTCAGTTCATCAGTAAGCTTCCTGAAGTCCCTGAGTTGTTCGACAGTGAGACTACAATCGTTGTCAAAGACAGTAAGGAAGGTTGGGCTAAAGCGTTCCGTCAACTGCTGGCACTCCTCTGGGCTGGTGAGATCCCTCAGTGGGACATAGGTTTGGTACGTCCTGCAGGGTCTAGACTTAAAACGTTTGGCGGTAGAGCTAGTGGCCCAGCGCCTTTAGTTGAACTGTTTAACTTTGCTATTAAAACATTCAAGAACGCACAAGGACGTAAGCTGTCTAGCATTGAGTGTCACGACTTGATGTGCTTCATTGGTCAGATCGTTGTAGTTGGTGGTGTACGCCGTTCAGCTATGATTAGTTTATCCAACCTAAGTGATGACCGTATGCGTCACGCTAAGTCAGGTCAGTGGTGGGAGACTGCAGCGCACCGTGCGTTAGCGAATAACTCTGTAAGCTACACTGAGAAGCCTGACATGGAAACATTCATGCGTGAGTGGCAAGCCCTAGTAGAAAGTAAGTCAGGTGAACGTGGTGTATTCAATCGTCAAGCAAGTAAAGTACAAGCTGCAAAGAATGGTAGACGTGATCCTGACTACGAGTTTGGAACTAATCCGTGTAGCGAGATCATCTTGCGTCCGTATCAGTTCTGCAATCTTACGGAAGTTGTTGTACGTGCCACAGACAGTATTGAAAACTTGGAAGGTAAGGTACGCATCGCAACGATCCTTGGAACAATCCAGTCGGCCTACACAAAGTTTCCATACTTGCGTAAGGTGTGGAGCAAGAACACCGAAGAGGAGCGTCTGCTGGGTGTGTCGCTTACAGGAATAATGGACAACCCTTTAATGACACATGAGAATATGGGATTGGAGAAGACTCTTGCACACCTTAGGAGCGTTGCTATATCTACTAATGCTGAATGGGCTGACCGTCTTGGTATACCTGTATCTGCGGCAATTACGTGCGTCAAACCTTCGGGCACGGTATCACAACTGGTGGATTCAGCCTCTGGAATACATGCTCGTCACAGTCCCTATTATATCCGTACTGTCCGTGGTGATAACAAAGATCCACTGACGCAGCTTATGAAGGATCAAGGTATACCTAACGAGCCTTGCGTTATGAAGGGTGACACAACTACAGTGTTCAGCTTTCCACAGAAGTCACCAGCAGGTGCAGTAACACGTAACGATATGACAGCTATAGAGCAACTTAATCTTTGGCTAACGTATCAGCGTCACTGGTGTGAGCATAAGCCTAGCGTGACTATCTCAGTGCGTGACTCTGAATGGATGCACGTAGGTGCTTTCGTGTATGAGCACTTTGATGAGATGTCAGGTGTGTCTTTCTTGCCACACTCAGATCATACTTACCAGCAAGCTCCATATCAGGATTGCACTAAGGAAGAGTATGAAGTACTATTAGGTTCTATGCCAGAGAAGATTGATTGGAGTAAGCTCTCTGACTATGAACAAGAAGACAACACTGTTGCAATGCAGACTATGGCTTGTACTGGTGATGTGTGTGAAGTAGTAGACTTAACTTAAACCAAACAAAGGAGAAGTAACATGACAGGTATTGAATTTATGGCAGTAGCAACTATCGGTATGGTAGCTGTTGGAGAAGTAGTTAACTTAGCAGCGGAGCACGGACCAGCTTTAATTGAGCAAGTGAAGAGTTGGTTCTAGTATGTACGCTCTACTGTTAGTTATGATGTTTGAAGGTAAGGTACAAGTACACGCCTTTAATGGTTTGTTCTTGGACCGTGATTCTTGTACTTCTGTAGGTTATACTATGGAAGCACGATTAGAAGATTCAAAACCAGGACCATCAGCTACAGCTAAAACATACTGTTTCCAAATACCAGAGAGCGCATAATGTGAATATAGAAGAAGAAGCCAAAAGGCACACGCAAGCTAAGCAGGAAGAGTTCTACGATAAGTTAGTTACCTTATTGATACCTGCTCAGCGACACATAGCGAGTAGTCTGTATGAGTCACGCATGAAGGATAGATCACTAGAACGTTTAGAAGATTCTATTCTAATGGCTAGACGTGCAGCAGAACAAACAGGACTTAAATAATAAAAAAAGGGGGCTGTCGTGGCCCCCTAGTTCTTTTATGGTTAGTTACCTTCAGCTAACAACTCTAAGTAATCTATATAAGCTGTGTACATTTGTATTTCAGAGTAAGTAAAGTCTCTCATTTCTGCATCCACACCCTGATTACGCATCATCTCCATAGCTGTAGCTCTTTGTTCTTTAGTTCCTTTAGTTGATGCTTTATATCTCTGACGCTCTATATAGGAAGTATTTTTAGGGCTGTCAAGAGTAGTCCTTGCCATCTTTCTAACATTCTTTAATATATTTTCTACACGTCCTCGTCTATATTTAACACCACCCTCTAAGAAACGTTTGTCCTTTAATAACTGACCAGCTTCATACTCCAAAACAGGTGCGACTATTTGATTGAACACTCTATCATACTTAGGTATCTGTGTTCTTTGATCTGCTGTCCATGTTTTTAACTCAGACATAGTATAGACTTTTTCCGCAGCAGTTTTACCACGTTTAACTGTTATACCAAAGATTCTAGACAAGGGGTTAGCATCATACAGTCTACCCTCACGGGTAGCCACTCGTAGTTCTTCTCCTGTTAACTTAGGTGTCTTTGCGTCAAACTCATCTGATAAGGCTTCTATGATGTTGTCTACATATTTTGTTGACTGCTGTAGAAACACTTCTCCACCACGAGCTTGACGTGGATCTTTAGCATAATCATTCTCAGACATAAACCCTACTGCACGATTGATAGCATCGAGTGGGCGAGTAGTACCTGCTGTAATGTTTCCTAATAGTTTACCTGCAGCTTCTTTACCTTGCATGGCTGAACCGCCACCTTGACCCGACACAACCCGTGTCATATAATCTGATACAGCAAGTAAGTCATTAGAGAACTGCATGTCTCTAGCAACTTGCCCTATAGCTAACTGGTTAAGAACATCTTCTAGTGGCTCCTTAACTCCTGCCATCTCACCTTTCATTGTAAGACTTGCGTATCTTCCTACAGCTAAGAAAGCAGATAAAGGGTATACATTAGTTACGTCAATAATGTCACCTTTGCTAGTCTTTATTTCGTTGTACGCTAAGCCATCTCTTTCTTGTTGTTGAGAGTATTCATATGCAAGTTTATAACCTGCTAAACCAGTAAGTGCTCTAGACATTGCTTGTGTGGTACTTACTGCGTCACCCTCTTTCTTTACTATGTTAGAAGCTACACCCATTAAAGACAAAGGAGACCATTGATATGCAGTAGCTACAACATTATTCATAAACCTACCAAACGGTAAAACAAAACCTAACCCTGGTGTATTTGATATGTTTTCTACTGTTCGTGCAGCAGTGCTTAACATTTGATCGTTGCCTGTATAGTCTTTAGAGAACACAGACTTTAATGTAGTATCTATAGCACCGCCAATAACTTCATCATCAATTATATTTGTGTTACCTGATTCAAGTACTTCTCTTAGAGTAGTTTCTTTTTTAAGACGTAGGTACTTGTCTAGCTCAGTCATAAACATTTGGGATTTAGTAAAAGTATCCTGTATGCGTACACCTGTAATTGTATTTGCTGCAGTAGTCCACCTATCTATTCTATTTACTATTTTGTTTGTTGGATCAAAACCAAAACGCTCAATGGATTGCTCAACACCCATACCTGTAGTATCAACTAGAAGCCTACGCAAATCTTTATGTTCTTCTAGCATTTTCATATAAGTATCATGCGTAGTAAACGGGTCCATAAGGTTTTGCATCTTTTGCTTTTGTACAGCAAAGTAAACATTACCTTTTCTAAATAGCTCTCTGGATGTTCTGGTTTTACCTAATCCCGTACCTATACCTGCCATATAAAAAGTAGCACCATTTAAAAGTTCTGCCACCGTGTTACCTGCAGAGAATAGTGAGTAACCCATTACGTTTGCTGATGTTGTAGCAGGAGAAGATACAAGTAATCTTTTCCAGATACTCTGCCCATAAGCAAAAGGCTTAGAGGCTTGCATTTCTTTTAGCTCTTTCGTAGCAGCATCTTGTAATTCTTTATTTCTTAATGCACTATCTAAAGCCTTTGTTCCTACAATAGTACCAGCGTCTACTGCACGTTGGACCTGTGACCACACAGATAAAGTACTACCTGCCCTACTTGCATCTGCAGCTAGTATATCTCCAATGTCTACAGCTAATCTATCGAAGTCTCCTAAGTGGATACTTGTTTCTCCGTATATAGCCTTAGAGTATTTCTGAAGATCTTCCTCTGGCATGTAGCGTATGAGGTTAGTCATTACATCAGATACAGGTGTTTTACGAGATATACTTACACCCTCTTCCTTTAGTACTTTTACTAACCCACCTTTACCGTCTTCGCCTATTAACATGTTTTTAAGTAGCGTTTCAGGTATATCTATACGCCCTAATAGATCCTCATCTACTATAGTACCTTTAAGCCTACCATATTCTACTTTATCTGCCCAAGAGTCTAGTGCTTTCTTAATGGACTTGGTAGCTTTTTGACTTGTCTTTTTGTTT